TAGAATCTGATATTAGTTTGAACGAAGAATTAAAAATAAATTTAAAGATAAATGGTGGTTCAGATAAAGACCCAAACAATAAGCCTGATTTATTTCAAGAAATAAATAAGCATATTTCTGGTATATTAGTAAAAAAAGAAAATAAATCTGTGTTAAAAGGTGGTTCAGATAAACCAGATTTATTTAATGAATTAAAGAAAGGAATTTTTAGTTTATTTAAAAGCATCTAAACATTAGGAATTTTTTTTACCAATTCATCTTGTAACTTTTTAGGAATATAATCAAAATTAATTAATTTTTGATTTAGTTCATATTTTTTCTTAATATCTGGATTTTCATTTAAATAATTTAACAATTCATCATTGTTTTCAATTATCTCTTTTCTTTTTTTTAATGATAATATTTTTCTATCTTTTGGAAATATTGGACAAATGTTATCACTACAATCTCCTGTTAATATTTTTAATTTTAAAGCTTCTTTTGCTTCATCTTCTGATAATGATAATAGTTTTTTTGATTTATAATCGATGAAAAATAAATTATTTCTTCCTAATTGCAAAAAATCTTTATCACCTGAAACGATATATATTTTAATATCTGGTTTTTCTGTTTGATATTTTCTAGATATAATAGCTATAATATCATCTGCTTCTAATTTATCTAAACGTAAACTAAAAATTTTATTTTCATTTTCTTTTATTAATTTTGGAATTATTTTTTCATATGTTATTTTAAAAGTTGGTTTAAAATTATTTTTAAGACTCATATCAAATCTGTCCCCTTTATAATTGTCAACTAATTTTGAACGCCATATAGTTTCCTTGGGAGAATCAAGACAAAATATTAATTTACTGTTTTTATATTCTTTATTTCCAATTAATTTTTTAATTGACTCTAAATACATTTTTTCATATTTTTCGATAAAAATTTGATTTTCAGACCAATCATATTTAACATCATCTTTTTTCTCCTTATAAAAATCAGGTTGATTCATAGAAAACCATCTTAATGTAGCAAAAAATCTATAAAAAGATGTATACGAGGCATCAACAAGAATAAGATTATTCATTATATTAATTAAGTATATTAATATTTAAATTAATTTGCAGTTTTTCTGAGTTTATTAAATAATTTTATATACTATGTTATAATAATGAGTGCAGATTTTACATTTCAAGAAAATATTGATTCATTTATTGGTGATAAAGCAGATAAAGAGTATTGGTTAAAAATTTCATCAAAAGACGCAATTAGTAATTCACCATTTGATTTTAATGTTAAATTTAATATGGACATAAGACAAAGTAATAGAGATGCAGATGGTAATATAGTTCCAGCAGGATATAGAAAAGAAGCAGTAATATATAGCAAGTATCAAGATATTAAAAGATTAGAAGTTACTGATGTTATTATTCCAAGATTTATTCCAACAACTTGTATAGGTTTATATTTTGATGGTGTACTATTAAATAAAGATTCAAATACATTAGATACATATTACATTACTTGTTATCCTGGTATAATGCAAAAACTAGGTACATATGTATCTGGTTCAAAATCAATTAATTATATTAAATTAACTAATCCCAAAGATACAATTGTATTAACAGATGTATTATCTGGTGATATTTTATCACATGATACAAGTACATTTAGATTTAAGGATGTAAAAATAATTGATCATATAACAATTAATAACATACCATATCCAATTTCAAGTATAACTAATAATAAGATAGTATTAGAAAATTTTGACACTGATTTGCCAGCTCAAATAAAAATGATTTCTGGAAATTATTTTTCTAATCAATTAATTACATTATCTGGTAATTTAGTTAATACTACTTTAAAAACATTATTATTAACTGATGTACCAATTAGTTTATTTGAAAATATTTATGCATCTAATATTATTAGAATACAATGTACTAATAGTACGGGTGTAAAAAATTATTATTTAAGTGTTACTAGTTTTTCAGTAAAAGATGATATTAACGTACAATTTAATGGTACTTTTTTAAATTCTGATACACCTACATCTTTTTTGAATACCGATGTTATTAATATAATTCTTTTTGGTTTTGGTACAAGAGATTTATTAGATGATAGAATTTTTTATATGGAATTAGATCCATTTGTACCAGTTAAATCATCAGCAACAAACAATCAATTAGATAAAATGTTTGGAGTACTATTTCCATCGACACAATCGAAGGAATGGTTATATTTATCCGGCGAGCCGAAGGAATCCTTCTTGCCTAGAGATTTAAGAAAATTAGATAAAATTACAATCAGAATTTTTGATTCAGATGGTACTCCATTAAATGATTTATTTAAGAATAGACAAGGATTATTAAATCCTAATTATTTCAAAAATATGTATACTACAGTAGTTATTAAAGTTGATGAAATCAATAGATCATTAATTATTAAAAAATAATTATGTTTTTGTTTTAAATTCAGAATAAACAATTGTAGCTATGTCTTTAAAATTTATACTTTTTGTATTTAATTTTGTAATTTCCCCACTTAATGGATTATACAAAATTATATTATTTATTTTTTTATTTTTCTTTTGTATTAGATAACCATATAATAATGTTTGTGTAATATTAGCTATAGTTGCTATTTCGTATTGATTTGTTTTAATTTCAAATAAGTTATCATCAACTAATAAATCTATTTCACCTTTAATTGTTGCATGAGATACATTATAATGCGAATTAATATCATTTGGATTAAAATTATTAATATATTTTGTTAAAGATATACTAAGTTCATTGTAATGAGAATATATATTTGTATTAATTAATAAATTTTTTAATTCACCAAAAATATTTCCTTCATCTTTAATATTAAAAGTGCTAATAAAAAATATATCTTCAAGTGAATTTCTCCAATCAGATAATTCATCAATATAATTTTGCCTAATTTTTTGTGGAAATTTTTCCAATTTATGTACAATATTTAATTCAAATTTCTTTACATTTTTAGTAAAATTTATTTGAATTATTTTAGCAATTAAAAAATCTATAAAATTACCTATTACTAATCTACTGTATTTAAATTTATCTAAATATCTTGGAATATCAAATGCCGGATGTATAGTTTCTCTATTGCATTCTAAATTTTTAATTAATGGATATATTTTTGAAAATCCAAAATATTTTAGATAATTGTTAACATCTTGTGATATTATACCCGTCATTTGATATGGTTGCATATGCATACCAACTCCTGTATATAAATTAGTATCTATTTCGCGAATAAATGGAGACATACTCAAATAATCAGTTGGATTTAAATTATAATTATATGTAATATTTAAATTATATTTTGCTCTTGAACAAGCTACATAAAATAAGCGTCTTTCTTCTTCCATTTCATCCCCTTGTTCCTTAAAAAATCCGTGATTGACTTTTGGGAAATTATCAGAATCAACATCAATTAAATAAACATATTCCCATTCTAATCCTTTACTACCGTGAATTGTAGTCAAATATATTGCATTATCTAAATTTGCTTCAATTGATTGATTCAAATATAATTCATTTAAAAATTTTTGTAAATTTGAACTAGATAAATAGCTTAATAATAAATTAATATCTTTAATTTTTTCTTCTAAATGGCTATCTATTTTATGTTTTGATGACCAGATTTTTTCAAGATAACTTAAAATATAACGTCCTTTATCAACATCTTTTAAAGCCCCCAATCCTTTTCTATTAACAAAAATAAATAAACTATCTAATTCTTTCAAATAATTTGCATAAGGTACTTGATTATCTTTCAATTTTCGTATATTTTCTAAAAAATTAAAATTAGCTAAAGAAATAGTTTTTTCTATAATTTCGTGAGCAACATTTACACCTAGTTGTAATGATAATATTCTTTTCCAATGAATTGAACTTTTTTCATTTACTAAAACTGTTAAAAATGCCAGAAAATCTTTTACGTGTGGTTTATCTAAAATTGATAAACCTGTATGTTTAATTACAGTAACACCTTGTTTTACTAATTCTATTTCTATTTTATCTAATGAATCATTTTTTCTTGCTAATATTACCATTTTAGATAAAGATATTCCATTTTTTTTATTTTTAAAAAGGTCATTAATAACCCATTGGTCTCTATCTCTATTATTTTTAAAACCAATTATAGAAGGTTTTAATCCATCATTTGGATTAACTGAAACTACATCTTTTTCATATTGATTTGTGTTCTTTTTTATAATATCTTGAAAAAAGTTTACAATTTGTTTTGTTGATCTATAATTATTTTCTAATAAATACATTTTATTTGGTTTGAATTCATTAGGAAAATTCAAAATAAAATCTACTGAACTTCCTCTAAAAGCATAAATGGCTTGCGCATCATCCCCAACTACCATAATTCTTGATTTTTTAAGTTTGCATAAAATATAGTGTTGAATTGGATTTACATCTTGATATTCGTCGAAAAAAATAAATTTAATTTTTTTTTTAAAATCTTTAGATTCTTTTGTATCTAAAAAATCACAAAATTTAATCATTAAGTCATTAAAATCTATTAAATTTTCATTTAATTTCTTATCTTTATATTTATTATAAATTAATTGAAATTTTTCTTCCATTTTTTCTAAATTAAGTATTTTTAATGTAGATTTAATTTCAAACGGATAACAACTTGAAGCTTGGTCAATTACATGAGAAATTTTAGCTCTAATCATTGGTAAATCTGCATCGTCTTGTTCTAAATATTTATTAGCTAAATCTTTTAATATATCTTTGGTTTCTTTGTCATCTAATACTGTATAATTTATATTATGATATTCTTGTAGAACACGATATGATAATCCATGTAAACTACCTACATATGCAGGTAATTTAGTTGGTATTAATGAAGATAAACGTCCACACATTTCTTGACCTGCTTTTTTTGTAAATGTAATCATCAATACACTATTTGAATCTATTTTATCTTCTACAATTAATTTTATATACATAGAAATTAATGTATGTGTTTTACCACTACCTGGACAAGCAATAACTAATGTATATGTATCTTGTGAATTTATTACTTTTAATTGTTGTTCATTCAATGTAAGGGTATCCATAATTTCTTTATGGTCTGAATCAACTATTAATTGTTCTATGTTTAATAATTCATTTTGGAGCAAAAATATTTTAGCATTATGCTTAGAAATTTTATTCATTATGATTTCTCTATTTTGTTTTAATTCATCCATAATAATATTTTATCTAAAGAATCTTTAAATGATAACATTTAAGTTGCGTGATATTTTTAGGTTATAACTATGAACAATTTATAAATGACAACAATTTAATATTTAAAAAATATATTTGTAAAAAAAATGTAACTTTATATATATAGTATAAAAATGAATATTGATGATAAAATGTTAAATAGAGATAAAGAACTTAAAAAAGCTTTAGATTTAGAAAATTTACATTTTCAAAGAGCAAATCCTTGTTATTTAGGAAAGATAGATTATGCTTCTGAAAATTTAGCAAGAACATTTACACATAAAGAATGTGATGCATTACACGGTAAATATAATGCAACTGGAGGGATATGTATAAGAGAAAATGTAAATTTATCAAAAGATTGTGCACAAAAAATAAAAAGTTTACCAAAAGAATGTTTAAGTTTAGGTAAAAATGATAAAGAGCCTTCAATAGTTAAAATTAAAGGTAAAGATGTTGAATTAGTCAAAAGAATATATACAAAAGATGAATGTAAAAAATTAGGAGGTATAATAAATGAAACAACAAAAGATAGTGAAAATAA